TAAAGCATTTTATTTTAAATTTTTCATAAGCTTTTTTATATTTAACAATATCAAATTCTGTATGTATATGCGTTTCGTGCCACACAACATCGTAAAATTCTGATATAGCTCGGAGCTTTTTTCTCAAAGAATAAAATACTTTACGCTTGATATCTAATGAAAAATCTCTTGTACGTAAATCTAAAGCATACCCAAATGGGTGCAGGCTCCCAGAACTATGTGTAATCTCTGGCTCATATAGATTGTCAAGTCCAGATGTTATTACAAACCCGTGTTTATAAGGTATCCAAATTTGCTCCGCTAATATCATAACATCCCTCATTTGTAATTTTAAACCAGATAATATTACACCTTTTTTAAGCATCATTTTTATTCTCTTTTTTTTATAATTTGTTATGAATAATTTGCTGTTTTTTCTTTTTATTTTTAATAAGTCTTGTATTGCTTTATTAAGTTCACTTAAACTTTTATTGCTCATTATATCCTGCCTTTTATACGTTTAATTAAATACCTCATTTTATGCTTTAACCATACATTCAATAAAAATACGTCCACTTGTAATATTGTCAAGCGCAATAGTTTATCTGGTATAGCATCAATTAACTGTATAATATTTGTCTCAACATTGCGCCAACGACCATATTGAAATATAAAATAATATCCGTGCAGTTTAGATAGCTTTATTAATTTTAGTGTTAATTTACTTCTATAAAAACAACTCATTTTTTTAGTCATAATATCATCCTATCGTGTATTTAATTTACTATAATCAATTCTATCACCACCAAATAATGTTTGTATAAAATATCTATCTCTATCCATACAATGATCATTAATTTTCATGGGCTTATCTTCGCCCAGCTTCTGCGCCCGTGCATCCCATACATATCCCTGCGCCTCTTGTATAGTCCTATCACAATTCGCAGATATAGTATAATCACCGTTTTTCCACATTTTAGCAACTGTCCTTATTCCGTCAACAACAGAATTATCTGCATCAACTATAACACTACGTATCCCTGGGTGTGAGCTTAATTCAACTTTAAATGATGCAGCAGACGGATCAACAATTATTTCAGATGGTCTATTATGTCCAATAAATTCAACGAGCTTATCTGCATATTCTCTATCTGTACACTGCCTGCCCTTTAATTTCGAGTCCCACACAAACTCTTTTTCTAACCAACACATAGGTTTAGTCAGCTCATTAATACCATATACGCCGAAAGTGCATGGATTATTTGTTCCGTAATCAATGCTAATAACTTTCCTTTTTGCAATGGGTAATTTACTATTGAGCGTTATGTATGGTTCAGCATCTGTAAAGAAATCATATATTGATCCTTCTGCTAACACCCATAAACCAAGGATATCCCGTTTATACCAAAGTCCTACTTTTTCATTTTTTAAATTTTTAACGTATGTTGGGTCAAGAAAATTATTATCATCTAATAAAAATTTGAGTGAATATAAATCCAATTTATCATTATCTAGATAGTATTTTTTAAACCAGTGAAGCGGAGAATCTGGATTAGTGGAGTAAAACCCTTGCGCCCCTTTGACGCTGGATCTATTTAAAAGCTGCTCAAAAAATGATTGTGGCCATAATGTTACTTCGTCACCATATGATCCAGCACACGTCATGCCTCTAATTTTGCCTTCTGCTCGTTCGTCATTTGCTCCAAACGTAAATATACTTCTGCCCCACAGAGTGACTAATTTTTTATTCGGACGAAAAACCATCTGTGATCCAAGCATTTCCATCATTGGTCTAATGATATTACGATACAAAGAGCCGTCTGTTTTACCCACCATCAGTAAATCACCCGGAGGAGCAGATCCAATATACCTGATCCATCGTTTTATAGTGCCTATGGTTTTACCGGAGCGCACAGAGCCTTCTGCAATATTCGTTCTTGCAGTTGATTGATTATAAAATAATCTTTGTTTATATGTAGATTGCATTACACTGAGAGTCCTATCTTACCTTGCAAAGTAACAAAGTTAATTTTACCTTTTAATATAATCAGAATTGTAGCCTCTTCAAAATTATCTTTAATTGATAAACCATTAATCTCCTCTTTTGTAAACTGCTCTATATTTTTTATAGTCTTAACCAGGGATGCCCGTAATCGCTGGGGTGGAACATTATTTAATTTTGCTAAATTATCTATTCGTTGCAAATCACGGACTGACCCTAAATACGGTGTGATCACTTTTTTCATAATTATTTTCCTGTACAATGTAATATACACATTTATTTGCTATATACTTAATATTTTTATATTATTATCAATCTTATACAGGCTCCATACAAGCCATATTAACTATCTTAAATACTTTAATCCAATTCCATCCATGATATGTCTAAAGTGCTTCTGTATTAAGATTTGACCCATAGAATTTGATTTTAAGCTATTATATAATCCGCAAAAGTTAAAAAACTGTTATTTTTTAGAGTTATCAGGTAATGCATGCTGACCATCCAAAAATTCCAAAATTTCACCTTTTTCCGTCCCGATGTTTGCTTCTTTAACCTGATTCCAGTTTATATTCGGAGAATTAATTAACCAATTAATAGCTGCTTGCACATTTGGTGGGTAATATTTGATATATTCTTTTGTAAAGATATCACCCTGAAAGCTGGAAAAATGCGTGTCCTTGTGTGAGTAACCGGTTGCCACTGAGTGTAGAGCCAGCAACACTTCTACATCTGCTCGTGCTTTTGCGTTGTGTATAGCATCCTGAATATCTGGATTAAGTTTTTTGTATTTAATAAATGTGGACTCGCAAACACCTATCATTTTACAAATACGAGCCTGCGTATAACCAGCAAGCGATAGATCATGAACGAGGTTTAGATCAATGGTGTTGGGATCTAGCTTGTATTGACCTTTGCGATGCATACCACCATATAAGCCGTTTTTATTTTTGGGTAACGCCTTCAGTGGAATAATTTTTACAGCAGCATCCCCCATTTTTTTGTAGAACATCCTGAATCTATGCTTATAAAAATTATAGCAGCTCTCTGTTATACCTAATTGCGCAGCGATTTTTATATCATCAAAATCTTTACAATACAAGGCATACGCTTTTTTAAAATCAGACCTACCTGGCGTATAAACACGGCGTGAACGTAAATTTTTACTCTTAATCTGCTTTATAGCATCAGTATCAGCATGTTTGTTTCTTTCTCTACGCAGCATCCTATTCATAATCCGCCCTTATTTTAACTCTAATAATTATTTGCTTATAAACTTAATATATATACAAGTATAAAATAAAAGGTTATTTATTTCACTTTAGAATAAAAAAGGGTTATCTAATAGACAACCCCATACAATTATCAAAATATTAATCTAAATCAATCCATATGCGCTTCTTTATACATGTATTGACTCACTGCACGCTCTATTTTCTCATCAATCGTCTTACCCACCTTCTTGACAAATAATTGAAATTGATCTTCTATATGCCCTGTAGCGATTCCCACAGCATTTGCAATAATATGATTAATTGTTATTTGTAAACGCTCGTCAAATTCTTTCATAATTCTATCTTTAAATACTTTATCAGCATCCTCTGTTCCGAGTTCTCTATAAATTTCCATCACTACCCCTTATTAAATTTTATTGATTTTATTAATTTGATGGTAAAAAACCAACTAAACTTTTTACTTGATTAACAGTAAAATGATTTTCCAACCCACTAATCCCGGAATGAAAATTATTCCAAGTACAGCAAATCGTATATCTGCACGCATAACCACCACGCTCAAAATTAAAACTCCCATCGTCTACATGCACGTCAAAATATTCCGTGACAATATCATGTATAAAATCTGCATCTTTACTATTCCCCCCTATAATTAACATTTCTCTATCATCATCATATTTTATACCTACTGCTTTTTGCACGTCTATACACTCAAAAACGTATTTATGGTTCATAAATCACTCCTATTAGTTGTAACTCATTGATTTAAAAAATTAATTGTATATTAAACGTTAAAAAGTTAAAAAAAGAGGAAAAACGTAAAAAAATATATAGCACC